GCTTGTTCTAAAGTAATTACGCGGCCGCCGCCAAATCTAGATAACGTACTAGTCATGGCCTCTAAATTCTTTTCAAGACCACCTGGCGTTCTCATATTTACTTCCATTTGTAGAGCACCGCCAAGAGCAGTTCTACCGCGAGCCATTCCGCTCATTAAACCGATAAAAGCCCTGTTTTGAGTGGTCATAGAAGCCATTTTGTCTGTTAAATCGGCAACCATACTGCCAATGGCATTAATTGGAACCCCTGATTCTCTTAGAGAACCCATAAAAGTGTGCCAGATTCTGGCAGAGGCAGTAATTTTACCACCAAATATGCCCATACTTTGACTGGCCCTAGCTATTTGTTCTGATGCTTTTCCAAGGTCCACATTGTTTTGCACGGCAGTTTGATTCACAAGTTCCATCAATCTGGTTGTTTCTTTAGTTGTTTGGTTAAAATCAAACCATGCCCTAACACCAAAATCGGCTGCATCTTGGGCAGATTTACCAAAAGCAGCCATAGTAGTGGCTAGTTCAGCAGTAGATCTTACCATTACTGATTGCAGGTTATTTACCCCACGCAAACCTGCTTCGTTGCTGGTTAAAATTGGTGGCACACCGCTCATCTTCTTCACCATTTCATCAAGGCTCTTCGTAGACAAAGAAAACCCTGCTGACATGGCCCTTAACGATTGCGGATACTGTTCACTAAATCGATTTGCGTCTCTAATGCTTAAACCCAATCGTGTAAAAGCAACTCTTGAACTGCGCTGTGCGGCTAATAACCTGCTCATTGCTTGTTGCAGGCCGCCAAGCACTGTTGTGTTTTCACTAGAGAGCAATCTTGCTTCACCCAGGGGATCTACAAAACCGCGCACTTCCTTACCAGAAAGTGCAAATACTTTACCAAGCTCCTTAGCATTGTTTAGTATTGCACCACCTATTGATTCAACAAAACCAAATACTGATTTGGTGCTATCATCAAATCCAGCGGATAACTTCTGTATTTCGTTTTGTAAACTAATTATTCCCCTTTGAGAAGGTGGCAAAGAAGCAATTAAATCTTGAAGGGCTTTTTGCATATCCATAAGACGATTTGTTACCGCACGCGTCCTATCATCTAATCTACCAAATTCGGTAATCAGATTTTTCTCTTTTTCTGCAAGTTCAGCAATTGCTTCTTTGGTTTTATTTATGCGATCAATTATATTTGGATCAGCAAGGAGGGTTTCATCGGCCATATGTCATGACACCTCTCATTCAAACGGGGTAAAAGTTACTTCATCTAGCTCTATGTCCAAGTATGGCTTAACATCTGCAATTCCTTGAGCTTCACACATTAAATCCGCGAGGCTCTTCTTATCGTCTTCACTTACTTTTGGCAATGGGCGGCCAAAAGCTTCCGTTAACAGTGTATCAAAATCCTCTTCTGAAACTTCATATGAGTTGTCTCGTGCCTCCCTAATTTGTTTTACTCCATCAGGGTTCAAGAACATAGCATTATGTTCGGCCACATCTCTTAACAACTCAAAATTATCTTTATCGTCCAACATTCCTTGTAACTGGTACCAAGCCAGTTGAGCATCATTTATAGTGTTTAATTTCTCGTGATCTACAGGTAGCTTAAATAATTTGCACAATTTCCAGCGGAGCCGATGCCCAGGCTCCTCTGCTAGTTTTTTACTTGTTCGACAGTAAATTGAGCCTCACACCTATCACTTATAGTTTGATAAAACTCGAGCAACATGGCAATAGCCGGAGTTTGCATTGCACTAATAAGATCAACCTTTATGTCTGTTTTTTCCGATTCTGACATTTTTGGTGCGTAGCTCGGGTGCAGCGATTCAAACGGCTTACCATTTACTGATTCAATTGATATGGCTAGCATTTTGGCATTAAACGCAAATAACTCTGCATCAGTTTTATCTGGCGCAGTTAAATCTGCCAGCAATAATTTTTCCGCCGCATTTAAAGATCTCATAGTAAATGATAAGTTGCCTATCTGAACTGAGTCTCTAACACAACCAAGTTCAATTAGAGACTTGAGATCGATATCAGTCATGGCCGGAAGCTCAGGCTTTTTTTCTTGTTCTTTTGGGGCGCCCACAGTCCCCAACACTTTATGTTTCATTTCTACCATTTATACACCTCTACTAATACCCCATAAGGGCGTGGTTAAATTATTATGGATTGTAAGAAGTTAGTATTGTTTTCCATTCTGCAGAAATAGAAGGGGGGGAAAAGACGGGGACATTTGTCCCCGTCAATAAATTTATGATTATTATTCCTCAGCTGCAGCCGTAATAATACCAGAAACATCCATAGTGCCTCTGAATCCGCCGCCAGCGGCATCTCCGCCAGCCCCAGAATCAGTCTGTTGTTCTCTGCCAAGATTATCCTTGACATATGGAACACCACGTGCACCACCTGTTACGGCGCTAGCCTGCGAAGTTCCTAGAGTTGTGCTGATATCTTCAATCCACAAAGTTGCATCTTCCTGGATGATGAAATTATCAGCTTGGTATCGCGGACTATATCTGTTAAACCAACAGTTTGACAGTCTGTGTACTATTGCTCCCTCTCCATCCCCGTTGGTGCGGTCAATAATCTCAATGTCGAATGCCAGAAGCTGCGATTTAATATTAATAAATGCTCTAGCAAAGGCTTCCGGCAAGCGCAATCTGTCAAATACGATACGAGTCACGGTTGCTTCGTATTGTGTTGGAGCCCTTGGCACAATTTCTAGTACGCCATCAAGACCAACTTCTCGGACCCTTTCCAGATCTCTAGTATGATTAACAGTAATATTCTGGATGGCACCAACGGTCACGTTCTCTACCTTAATTAAAATTTGGGTAGATAGACCAGTACTTATGGTACTATTTAAAGTGCTGCCAGTCAAAGGATATGCCATCGTTTTAAAACCTCCAATAGTATGTGGCTATTAATCTCTTAGGTTTCCACCTATTGCGGAGCCTAAACCAGTCGGCTCCAATCTTCCTCTCTGTCCATTAACATCGGTAGATCTTTCTATGCTATCGCGCTCATAAGGAATTCCTCTTATGCCGCCATACACAGCGCTTTCGGCATCGCGATTTGAGGTGATATACTCACTTAATATGGTGGCATTTTCTGAAATCAAAAAATTGTCAGCCCTAAACGTAGGGCTATATGTACTAATCCAGCAATTATTAAAAATATGTACAATTGCATTAGAGCTTACGCTTGAGCTTGATCTATCAATCAGTTGGATGTCAAACGGAATCCTCTGCGCCTGCAAATTTATAAATCCTCTTGCAAATGCTTCTGGGAGTCTAAGATCGTCGAATACTATTCTAGTCACTTGCAATTCTATACGTGCTGCACCTTTTGGATGCATCTCCACGACTCCATCCGTGCCGATCTCTTCCCAACAATTCATGTCGCGATTCTGATTTACCACCAGCTGTTGGATTGCACCAACAGTGACTCTCCCCACCTTAATTGTGATTTGTGTTGAGAGTCCACTGCTGATCTTGGAATTTAGAATACTTCCGCTGGCTGGATAAGTCATTTGTGTTTATAAATCATCCCGATTAAAAGAGTCCAACCGAGATGTCAATGAAGATCCAATTCACTGGGTAGTTAGGCTGTACTTCTAGAACTATATTGTATTGTCTTGGCTCTACGTCATCTCTAGATACGGACAGATTTCTGTAAGCAGTAATCAGATTCTGTGAGACAAATGCATTCAACAATGCAATTGCTCTTGCCGTCATGGAAGGTATAAGCGTAGGATCTTCTGGTTGGCCAATAAATGCCTGAAAACTGCGACGCATTGTTCTTGCAATGTGGTCTCTAATGAAGACAATAGAAATCTCCTCTTCTTCTGCGTTTCCACTCTGAGTGGTTGTTTTGCCATGCAATACTCTTCCACCACCCGTAACTGGCTGTACAACCGTGATACCGCCATCTCCCATAAGGTCTAGTTCTGTTTGCTTAAATATATTATCGTTAAGAATGGTAAATCCTACTAGAGTCTTAAAAGTTAACGGCATTGCAATGTTGGGCTCGCCATTTAACCAACCCCCAGCAGCTGCTGCCATGTAATAACCAGGAATTGTTGTGCGCGTACCATTGATGACTCTGATAATCTCATCGGGATAGAAATATACAACCCTGTAAGTGGAGCCAAAATTAGTCGCCACACCATAATCTGCAAGGTCTTCGATGTTTCCATCTAGGACTTCTTCAGCATCATCTCCCTGGATACCTTCTAGTATACCTATATCTTCTGGTGCTGCTAGCTCGTTACCCAATACCTGTTGAACTGTTAGACCTTCTAATGCACCCGTGAGCAATACTCGTTCACGTTTATAATATGTCGTAGACATTGTTTCAACATGAACTCTAAACGATTGCTGGATTGCAGAAAAAGTCTGCGTTGGCAGCGGCACAAGAATTTGTATATCCTGTGTTTCTAGGACCTCAAGGGCTGCTGCCCAGTTAGCATCAAAGAAATCGGCGTCTCGTTCATCAATGTACGAGACTCTAAGTCCCTGTGTCGCTGCCAACGCTAGGTCGGTTGTAAATAGTACCCTTTGTGAATCACTACCAGGCAACAGCAACTGCCATTTCAGATTAGTTTCCGATACGAAAAATCCGGATGCTCTGGTAATTGTCACTGTGTTTTCGTCTGTAATGGCGCTGATTGTCCATCTACCTTCATTATCAGTAGCAGTATTATGGAAATCAAGCTCTTTGCCTTGACCAACATCTTCAGATGTAAATTGTGCGGATGGGCTATAGAAAGTAGCAGTGCTTCCCACACCAATAGGGGCGACATATCCATCGCTGGCACTTTGTTCAATCCTGTCATCCGTTACCACTGTGTAGCTGAATGGAGTGCCACTTTGTGAAGGATCCATAAATTCAGCCATCAGATTTGTACTCACACCAGTTTCCTCATATTGAGAGAAGGCGTCAGTGATATCTGGATTATAAAAGTTTACTTTGTTTGGGAAAATCTGCGTTTCTGTGCCATCTGTACCCAGAATAAAGAAATGTACAACAGTATCCGTATCTGGTTTGCCCGGAGTTTCTATTGGGAAAATAAGGTCATCTGGGTCAGAGTTACCTGTTGCGCCACCCCGGCCGGTTACGCTGTTATAAGCTGGCAGAACAATTTCAGATGTCCTTCTTGGCATTGGGGGCTTGGCTTGCATTGCCAAGATCGATGTAGCCCCGTTCTCAAAAGCCATTTGCGCACCCAACGACAGAGTGTTTTCTGTACTAGGAGTGCCATATTTTGTAAATAGCTGACTTGGTTCGGTATATGTCGTCGGATCATTTAGATCTGCTGTTGCAATATACCTTGCCTCAAGGCTATCCCTTGATTGCAGAACCTTGCTGTCTACTTCTATCGTAAACCTGTCGCCGACTTCAAATGGAGTATTTGGAGACAAGTTAAAAATAGCAAATGACAATATACCGTTATCAGTTGTGGTGCCATCACTTCTCCAGGTATATGTTTGGCCATATTCATCTGCAAGAGAGCCACTCACACTACCTTTCGCTGTAAAAGTTGCCTGCCCTCTGATTGCTGCACCATAGCTATCTCTTAGCACACTAACACACCGTATGGTCCATATTTCTGGTGGTGCATTGGTATCAGTTAGTACTGGCGTAGATAGATATCCGTCCCCAGTGTTACCAGATCCCACCGCGTAAAGCAACCCTCCTTGGTCTACAATAGAGGCGCTTTGAAGCTCGATCTCTCCGGTAGCTGGGTCCAATCTGGCGTCATATTGCGATGAAAAAGAAGTCCCGTCATTTTCTGCTTCCAGCACGCGCAATTCTGAGCCATTAAGCAACAACGTAGTGCGATTCTCTACTAAGTTAGTATTTGAAGTTTTAAAAAACCTTCCATATCCTTCAGTAGGAGTGGTGGTGAAAGTTGGGTCAAAGCCATCAGTTCCATCCCCTACGGCAGCATCTATAATTAGCTCTTCTTGCCTGCCCTCTCCAACGATGCTAAGTACACGAAGTCCACCAGGAATGGACAAAGCTCTTTGCAAAGTACGAACACGAGAAACGACAGTTGGCTGTATGTATCCCGAAATACCTGGTATATTTGGCATTTATAGTATCCTCCAGAATATATGTATATTCTTTCAGATCAATGATTTTTTATTGATAGATTTGAAATTATTAGCCTTTTCCTTATAATAGCATACTTGAGTTCTATCAATAAAACATAATATTCAATGAGGTGTTGATATGCTTACTTGTAAAAATTGTAACAAAAATTTCCCCAGCAGTGTTAAAATAGATAATAAAATCATAAACCTGTCCGGCAGAAAGTTTTGCCTAGAGTGCTCGCCGCTTGGCAGTCGGAATACCAGGTCCTATATTATTAAGTTAAACAGCAATGAAGCATACTGTGCAAGGTGCCAAAAAATCAAAGACAAGGAGCAATTTTATATTAGAAAGACTAGTGGGAAACCTTTTAGTTATTGTATAATATGTCAAGAAGAGGTAAAAAATCTTAAATATGAAGAGAAGTTAGAAAGGATGATTCAGGAAAGGGGCGGGGTATGTAACGATTGTAAAATACCTTATCCACTACCAGTATATGAATTTTATTCAGAAAATGACATTTTTAGGCTAAGCAAAGCAAGAAATATGTCGTTACATAAACTGAGAGAAAAAGTAAAGCACTATGTGTTGTTATGTAAAAATTGTAGCGCCATTCGAAAATGGGAAAAAGGAAACTAGGTGTCTGAAACGTCTACTGTAATAGTATCTATCGAATATTCTCCTGATCCAAACAAACCGTAGTTAAAACAGAAATTTATAGTTTCGACCAGATTATCTATCGGTATTTCTCGCCTCCACTCAGAGTAAGCTTCAACGGTGATACTTTGCAAATACACTTTGTCATTGCCCCACTCTTCTTCACGTTCCCCACTCATGGAGACGCCTCTAACAAACAAACCGGCTTCGTAAAGCTCTTGTCTCGCTTTACCTATCAAGAACGAAGACACGATATCAGTAAGCTCTTCTCTATCCGGTATGGCTTCAGAAGCTATTAAAATCTCAAATGTTTGCTCCCATGCGCCAGCTACTACATGGTGTGTTGGAACATTAACATAGGAACGCCCACCGTATCCATCTAAGACCAAATCCATTCTGTATCTAACAGTTTGATTCTGGTTGAAACTCACGGGCTTATATTTTCCAGATCCGTACCTAACCACTATAGCGGGCCAGTAACGTTTATCGTATCTGAATACGTCGCCAATAAATATCCTAGTAGTACGGTCTTCTTGAATGTCTGCAGGAAGATCTGTCATGTCTGGCGTTAACGGGAAACCAAACGCATCTGTAGTATACCTGTAGAATCTATCCGCTTTAAAGTGTTCCCTTAAAGTGTCAATAAGTAAATTTTTTCCCTGCGAAACCGCTACCTGGCGGACAAAATTTGCAAGGTCGAATAAATCACTGTAAACGCGGTGATCCGTTACCATTAAGCGTTATCCTCCCTTTTTGGGTTGGGCTACCCTAATAAGCCTCTGCTCTTGCGTAACGATAAAACCCACTTTGGCGTCTATCATGTTTTCTAGAAAATAATTTGCTTCATATTTACCAGGTGGCAAAAAACTCATCCAGTCGCCGGCTCTATTTGTTTTAGTTTCTTTTACTACGTGGCCATGTTCATTCGTGATTGTTATATGTACACCGCTTATAGCCTTACCCTCTTCATTTTTAATCTTTCCAATTACTTTAGAACCCACAACACTGATTGGTTTTTTGCCAGTGTTGGTTGACGGTTTTAATTGCGCTACTACCGTTTTGTTTTGGAACCCATTGGCCCTATTTAATATTTCCTTGGTATTTTGTTCGATGATTTCAAGCCGTTTATTGA